GCAATGCCCAATTTCACGTGGGCGTCAACTGCAGCCTGTATCCACAACGAGGGGATAATTACGCCCTCAACGGACGCGCTGTAGTTGATGTCGATCTCCTGGGCCACGGTCACCGGGTCCAACGCATCGCACATGTCCGCGTACCACTCGTCATTTTTGCGCGGGTCATCGCGCCAGTGAAAAGTGAATACGTCGTGCTTGCCGCTGTGACGTTTCTGCGCAAAAGGGTTGTCCATACCCTTCACCGATGACATGTCAATACGGCAGTTCGTCGTGTTAGACAATGCGGCGTCCGCGGATACCGGATGCTCAAGGTGGGCCGCCTCGTCGACGAAATAGATGGACTTGCGATCACCACGGCCGATGTCGTCGCCAGCTTCGCCGGCAATGACGCTGCGCGTATCAGGAAAATCTATCTGCATTTCCTTGCTGTGCTTCTTCTCGATCCAGCTCCCGCGAAACTCCCGCGGCAAGTACGTGAGAAAGACGCGCGCTTTTTGCAGCAGGGATTTCGGATCGCCAAGCTTGTCTACCAGCTCCGCCTTGCGAGAACCGAAACCGATGGCCATGTCGTCGTAGAGCTGGCACAAAACCACCGATATACCGATGGCACACCAACTGATGCCCATGTCGCGCGATTTTTCCGTGATGCTCACACGATCGCGCCCACGCCACTTGGCCACGATCCAGTCCACCCATTCGACTTGCCGGTCAAACGGGATGAACGGCACGATAGCGGGCAAGCCTCGCTCAATGTTGCGCGGATCAACGGTCACGCCCCAATCACAAATCATCTGTGCCGGGTATTCGCGGTACACGGCCTTCATGTCTTCCACGATAGAGGCGGTCGCTTTGGGATCGGCGCGGATACGCTCCAGCGCCCGCAGCCGCCCCATAATTATGGCGTCGTAATCAGGGTTGATAAAATCGATTGACGGACGGGTCAAAAGTGACATAGGATGCGCTCAAGGTGTAACAGTTCGTGCTGATGGGCGAATGCCGGAAACGGCTCGCACTGGAATGGCACGAGAGTACGGGGCAAATGCTGCGCGGGTAATGGCCCACCGCGTTGCCGTGCTACGGTGGGTGGGCTGCACACCGGTTCGAATCCGGGGGCACCGATAAATTCAACGGGGGCGTTATGAACAGCGACTTGGTTAAAATGCTGGCCCGCTGCGACACTTGCGGCAACCAAGGCGAATTTTGGATGCAGCTTGGCGTTGTAAACCACTGCATCGCCTGCCTTGGCAGGGGCATCTTGCACCCGGTGCCTTCCCGCCCCGCAACAGACCCGAGCGCACCACCCCCTGGGCTGTCGGTACGCGAAATGATGGAACGCTGGGCGCCGCCCCTGACGCTCACCGTCAGCAGCTACGCCCCCATCGGTGAAACGGTGCTGCCCGATGGCTGGACGCGCAGGCCGCTGGCCATACATGGCTGTATTGACAAGGGCAAGCCTCACCTGCGCCTGCACGTCCGCCACACAACGATTGGCGACACCACGCGCTCGCACTGGTGCGTTGAAGCGCCACCGGCCCTTCAACGTCGCACCATGTGGCAAGGGCGGTCCAACGACGCCATACGCGCCGCATCCCGCGGAGAATTCACGTATAGCACCATAACTGACAGGCGCGCGTAACGTATGGCCTGGGCTCCGCCACCGCCACCAACAACGCCCCCGCCGCCCGGTGGGACGGTGGAGTGGGCGCGGTGGCACATCAAACACTCGGTCACGCCAGAAACTGCAGCGGTCATTGAGTGGCTGGCGACGATGACGTGGCGCACCGAACGTCTGTGCGAATACGTCAAGGCATGCCATGCGCTGGGCTGGGCCGGCTGGCTCGCCACGCTCGCGTGGAACATGATCGAAGCGTTGGCCGCGCCCATTGACAAAGACGAGGATATCCCCTTTTAGGCGTCCCATAACCTACGCGCCTGCGCGTACAGCCGAGGCTTGTACGTGCTCTCCCAATGCCCCGAATGCGGATTGATGAATAGGCCCATGAATTGAAACTGCAGATCATGGCCCGGGCGATCCATGAGCCAGTGGGCCAGCTCATGCGATACGTACCACTCCAAAAAGCCACCATAATTGACGTGCGGGTCAGACCATAGCCACTGTGGCAAAGTTATGATCTTGCTGCGCTCGTTCCAGCGCCCGCGCTTCACATCCTTGACGTGGAAGACGGGCGGCGGGCGAGCGATGCCGGCCACATCCAGAAACATGCGTGCAATGCGCGTGGCCTGAGTTTCGCACGCAAGCCAATCGTGGCGACGCATTCAATCACCCCGCCACCACTCGCAAATAGCTACGTTGACGTTCTTCGGTCGTTTTGGCTGCCGCGGCCTGCTCAAGAGCAGCCGGAGGGAGCACAACCGCGCCCGCTACTGCGTCCTTGTAGATGCCCTGGATGCGGTTGAGCATGTCGCGCGCTTTGAGCTGATCATGCATCAGGATTTCAATGTCGCCGTTGCCCTTGATCTTGAGGCCCTTGTAGAGCCGCCGCGCGCCGCCGGTGAGCTTCGTCGTATCCGCAATGTAGGGGCGCTGCACCCCGACACCCCAGCAGCGTGGACAGTCTGATACGGGCTCTAGCGTAGGGTTGAACTCGAAGCCACCCGACATGTCCGGCAACGGGTTCTTAAGTTTGACCGCAAGGTCGCATGCTTGTGCGTACTCCAGCTCATCAGACCACTGGTAACCGTGGTCCACGCCATAGCAATGACGGCACGCACCCCATTTCATGGCAATGAGTTCGTTCGCGTCGGCCTGCTCCAGCTCACGCAGCTCTGCGATGCGTACGGCGGCGCTGGGGATGGCGGTCTTGGCCGCAGCCTCATCCTGCAGCTGGCGGATGCGCGCAGCGACGTGAGGCAGCCCCGCGAGCCGCGAGGCCTCTTCGTTGATGGTGCGGAAATTCGAATTGCCGCAGTCGTACGCCTGCCGGTACGCCGCTGACATGTTAGTCAAAGCAACGCAGCCCTGGGCGAACTTTTCCTGCTGTTGAGTAAGGTCCATGCGCTAAACCTAGCACACCGGAATTATGGTGCAAGAGGGCCATAATTATGCACGGGGTAGAATCGGGGCGTCCACGGGGGCGGGGGAGGGGGGCGCCCGGCCGCCCGGCACCGCGTACCTATGCGCTCCATAATTTATAGGTAGGCTGATAGGCAGATAGGCTGATCGCGATGCGCCCGTACCTATAGTGCACATTATTGTTAAATAAAAGGCACATTATTGGGGTTTTCACAGGTAAACTATATCTATCAGCCTATCAGCCTATCAGCCTAGTCATAATTATAAGTCGTTGAGTTGCTTAGAGTTTAATCACTAGGCTGATATTTTGGATCAGCCTAGCATCAGCCTATAGAAATACGCTCCATAATTTATGGAACGCAAAAACACTAGGCTGATACTAGGCTGATCGGGACGGGGGCTAGGCTGATACCTAGCCGGCAGCGGTGAGCTTGAAGCGCTCCAGCAGCACACGCTCGGGCAGGTCCGAGCGTCTATAAATTGGGACTTGCCTGCCTTCCACGAACCACCGGCCGCGCTTGGGCTCTTGGGGATTGGGCAGCCGGCGGTATCCAGCGCGATCCATCTCGCGCTCCACCTTGCGACGGTTGGCGGGGTTGCCCATCCATCCCGCAAGCTCCGTGCCGCCCGCGGCTGCAATCTGCGCGGTCGTAAGCCACTCAGGGCGCCCCAACTTCTCCACCGCATCCGTGAACCGCTCGTCTTCCGCGGAGCGCCCGCCCGCCACCAGAAGCTGCCACCACGCCGTTTGCAACGGCCGTGCAGCGTGGTTCCATGCGGTGGCGCCCAGATCATAGGTGGCCAGGAAATTGGCGACGTAATCGAGGCCCCCCGCGTCGTACCACGCGTGGATCGCGGCGCCTTCGGCTTCGCTCATCTTTTCCGCATCGGACCACGCACAGTAATGGCGCCGGTCCTCCGGGTCCAAGTAGAGCCCGTCCACCGCGTGGTTCGTGGTGATGACGAGCCGCAGCACGTTGAGCACCTGATGCTTGCGGATGTACTTGTCGTTCACTTCGATGGTCACCGGCGGCGCGGCGGCCAAGTCTTTGCAGCGCTCATAGAACTCGTAACGGCTGACACTGTGGAATCCCTCGCCACCATCGCGCGATTCGCTGATGTGCACCACGCGGGAGGCCACCCAGGGGTTCGTGTTGTCGGTGAGGGCGCCCGGACGGATGGTGCTGTAATTCTTGGGGCCGACAGCATGACGCAGGGGTAGCAGCAGCGTGTCTTTGCCGATCCCGTGGACGCCCGACCCCAGCACCAGTGCGTGATTGCATTTGCGGGCCGGGTGCTGCACGGCGTCGGCGAAATAATGGACGATGTGCTGCCAGTCATCGGGATATAGGCGTTGCACCAGCGATAGCCACAGCGTCACGTCACCGGCCCGAGTAGGCGTGCGCGGCGCTTGGTAGCGGTTGTACAACCAGCATGCAGCGCCTTTCTCGTCCGTGGGGTCGATATCCTTGATCTGGAAGCGTTCCGGGTAACCGGGCGCCCACGTCATGCCGTGCACCGGACGGGAGCTGTAGAGCGCAATGCGCGCGTCCTTGCCGATGATGTTGTCCACAACGGTCGCCGGATGGTGCTTGCCGGTGGGGCGGTGGATAAATTCGCCCGTCTCATGATCCGACCAATAGTCATTGAGCCCGGGCATTGCACCTACGTTGATCTGCAGCGCTTCCATCGCGCTCATATCCGTAGGGGGCGCCGGCGCGGCTGCAGGCCCTTTTGAATCAACGGCTTGCTCTATCCCCGTTGTATCACGGGACATGAAATACCACTGCTTGGCGTTCTCGCACGCGCGCTCGCATGCCCGTAACGCCTTGCGCGTCTGCCAGTCCTCATCATCGCGTGCAAGGCCGCTGGCCAGCATCAGGCGGTGCATGCGCTCGAGGTCGCTGCCGGTAAAAAACGCCAGTTCGCCGGCCAGCGCCATGTCGGCTTGGGTGCGGCTGTACGTCTGGCCCTGCTCGCTCGCGCTCGGCGGGAATTTCTCACCCAGCCACGCTTCATCGCCCGCCCATAGCATGGCGAAGTGGATCGGATGGCCGAATTTTTCGTCTGGCCGTAGCCGCAGGCTGCAGGCGACTGCGATGAGCGTTTCGTCATCGGAGGGTCCAGCCCACCCCGGCACAGGCCCCGCGGACGGCACCTGCAATGCGGTCGTTGGAGGCTCTATGGCCGGGGCGGGCTGAAGAAATGCGCCGTCCGCGTGGAACATTCGCGCGGCGTCTGGATTGAGGCAGGTGCCTGGAAGGTACGAAAGGCGGCTAGGGTCTTTGGCCGCCGGATCGGCGCCGCCGGGGAACGCATGGGACAGCATCTGCCACGTTGCATAATGCTCGGTATGCGTCATGGGGCGCGCCACGGGCACGAACACGCGCCAGCGCTCGGCGTCGGGTCCGTGCGCATAGGTGGTGTACGCCACGTAACTGTAGCCGGTCAGTACCTGGGCGATAACCTCGGCCGTGACTTGGCCGGAGTCGAAATCGAGCGGCACACCGTAGCTGCCCAGCAGGCTATCCAGCGCACGGCGTCCGCCACCGAAATCTGCCAGGACCACGTAGGGGCCTGATTTATCCGCATGGATGCGCTCACCCTCAGGACTTTTCGAGGGGAACTGCTTCAGGTACGCGTGTTCGGCGGGAGTGAGACCGGCCGCTTTACGGGGGAGCTGGTAGAGCCATTGTACGAATTGGGGCCAAGTAGATGCGGTACGGATGGGGAGCGCATCGGCCGCGCTGGACCCCAGACTTATGAGTATGTCCAAACGATATCTCAGGTTCGTTGCAGGCGAACTGTGCGGCGAGCGCAAGCCTCGGGAGATGCGTCACGCTTTGCAGCGCCTTGGCTCCACCGCACTGGCGAAAGGTATACGCACCGCGGTGGGGCTGTCAAATTGTA